CGGCTTTCCCAAATGGGAAGCACGATGACGAAGTTGACTGCTCTACACAGGCTTGGAACAGAATGATATACCATTCGGCAAAGATAAAGAAAGCCGTTCAGAAGACTCCATTTGAAATGTACTTCCCAAAGTATTCAAAGAAGAGTCAAAACGGCGACCCTGTAGGGAAAAGGAGCAAGATTAATGTTATATAACATAGTTATGGGAGTGATAGCACTCTCTTTTTTATTGGCAATAGTGCTTGAATCCGTAATCATCTTCGTAGTCTTACAGGAAACCCCTGAAAAACCAGCAAAAACCGTTCCCAAACCGAAGAAAATCCATCTTAAGAGGTCGGAACGCAAGAAAAAAACAGAAGAAATCAAGAGATTCGAGACACTTTTGAGTAACATAGATGCCTATGACGGTACAGATTATGGGCAGAAGGATGTTGAATAATGGCAATGAACGAAAAAGACCAGAAGTTAAAGACAGACATCTGGCAGAAATTTGAATTATCAAAGGATTATGAGGACAAGAAGAGACTCTTACCCAGAACAGAGAGAAACTGGAACTTCTTTATAGGCAACCAGTGGAAAGGACTCAACAGTTTTGGAGAGGAACTGCCTGTTCTTAACTTCATAAAGACCATTGTTCAGTACAAGATTTCGTCTGTAGCACAGAACTCTATGACTGCGTACTATTCCGATATGGAAATGCGACCAGAGTTATCAGAAGTCTACAAGGCTCTTAATCTTTACTGGAGACAATGTTGGGAGAAGTCCAAAATGAATGAGATGTGCTGGCGAATGTTAAAGTCAGCCGCTATTCAGGGCGACTCCTATTTTTATTGGCACGATGGAAACACCATCCAGCCACCGCAGATTATCCCGAATACTTCCATCCACTTTGCAGATGAGAACATCGACAACATTCAGGAACAGCCTTACATCATTATCGAGGAAAGATGGGACTTGGATGAGGTCAAGAGATATGCAAAGGAGAATGGCGTAAGCGAGGAAGAGTTAAAACTCATAAATGCGGACGACAATACTGACAGACAGTTGTACAACAAGGACGAAGTACGAGACAAGGTAACGGTTCTGTTGTATATGGCACGAAACGAAAACGGAGTAGTGGAGACAGGGCGTTCTACCGAGTCTGTCATTATTGAGCCATTAGAGGCTAAAGTCAACCAGAACGGTGTAGGTGAAATCAAAGGCAACCTTACAGTATATCCAGTCATCAACTATGTATGGGAAGCCGTTCCTAATACAGCCAGAGGTATTGGCGAAGTGGAAATGCTGATACCGAATCAGTTGGAACTGAATAAGACCCTTGCAAGACGGTCAATGGCTGTCAAGATGGGCGCATATCCGAGGATGGCTTATGATGCAACTGCTATAACCAACCCTGAAGACCTTGACAAAGTAGGCGCACCCATAGCAGTGCAGGGCGGTTCAGCGCAGTCCATCAACCAGATGATTTCATATCTGAACCCTGCGAATATTTCCAGTGATGCTTTACAGTTAGGCAACGACCTATTGCAGACCACAAAGGATTTGGCAGGCGCATCAGACTACGCATTAGGTAACATCAACCCAGAACAGGCTTCTGGTACTGCTATTATTGCTGTTCGTGACCAGTCTCAAGTACCTCTTAATGAGCAGGTATCAAGATTCAAGCAGTTCGTTGAAGACGTATCACTCCTTTGGGTAGACCTTTGGGTGGTATTCAATTCGGACGGAATCACCTTTGAGTATGAGGACGAGAACGGTATGAAGATACCAGTAAGTCTCTCACAGGAAGACCTTGAGGGATTAAAGCCTACAGTAATGATAGATGTATCACCTGACAACCAGTGGACTAAACTTGCAGAACAGCAGTCGCTTGACACACTTCTTCAGTTAGGTCAGATAACCATTGACGAGTATGTAGAGTGTACACCTGAAAACTCATCTGTTCCTAAAGGCAAACTTCAGCAAGTCCTTAATAAGCGTAAGGCTTTACAGGCACAGCAACAGGAACAGATGTTATTACAGCAGGCACAGAACTCATTCAACCCAGATATGGTGATGCAGGAACTGCTTAATCAGGGAATACCCGAAGAAGAAGCGATGGGTATGGTACAGCAACTAATGGCTGAACAAGGTATGGGCGCATAAAGCGTTTATATAAATAATTTCATAGAAGGAGAAAAAATATGTTGAACACGTTCATAGGTTTCAACCGCCCGTATAGTGAAGATGCAGGGTTAGATGGTGGTAATCCCATCGAAGAATCAGTAGTTGAAACAGGCGAAGAAGAGGTGGAAATCGCCGAACCATCCGATGAAGAAGGCGCAGAAGAACAGGAAGTCGCCGAACCTGTCGAAGAAGAGAGCAAGAGTGATGCCGCATTTGCCAAGATGAGAAGAGATATGGAAGCGGCACAGAAGAGAGTGAATGAACTTGAGTCGCAGATTAAAGAGTACGATGATGCTCTTGGTCAGTGGTTTCAGGGCGATAACAAAGTAGCCCAAGCCCACGCACACTACGAGGACATTCCGCTTGAAGAGGCTATCAGCAACATCGAACAAAAACGAGAAATCGACCAGTTAAGGGCAGAGAAAGCCGCACTGGAAGAGCAGAAGAATCAGTTGGAGTTCAATAACCTCAAAGCCACAGACCTGAAAGAAATCAAGTCCAAGTATTCAGATGCAAACATCAAAGATGTAGAGGAACTTGGCGAGGACTTCTTCAAGTACAGAACAATGGGCATAGACCCTGTTACGGCTTACGAAGCAATTCAGATGAAGAAAGGTCAGCCACCGAAACCTATCGGCAAAGTAAAGACTGGCGCACCTACAAAGACTGGATACTTCACAAGGGAAGAGGTTAAAGCGATGTCTCCTTCGCAAATCAGTAAAAATTTTGACAAGATAAGGGAGTCAATGGGTAAATGGAAATAAGACCTTGAGGCTCTCTTTTCTACATTAAGAAAGGAAACACAATGGCTTACAAGAATTTCATTCCCGAAGTGTGGTCAGAAGCAATTAACAGAGAACTTGAAAGACTGCACGTTTTCGCCGCTAACTGCAACAGACAGTACGAGGGCGAAGTTAAGAAGATGGGTGACTCCGTAAGAATCCTTGGAGTAGGCAGACCCACCATCACAGAAGTTAAGAGAGATGCATTTACAACTCTCACAGCACCTGAAACAGTTGAAGATACTTCCCAGATTATGTACATCGACAATATGGCGTACTTCAACTACAAGGTAGACGATATTGATAAGAGACAGGCTGTAGGCGGTCTTATGGAAGCACTTTCCAAGGAAACTTCCGAAGGACTTGCAGATGTACAGGATAGAGCAATCGCTAACCTTGCCGCAGACAATCTTGCAGTTAAGGATGCTGGAACAGCATATCAGTTAACCGTTAACAACATCCTTGAGAAACTTCTTACTGCTCATCAGTTACTGATGGAGAACGATGTTCCGATGTCCACAAAGGTTACTGTTACTCTTGCACCTTGGGCGGCTACACTCTTTAAGCAGGCTCTTGCTATCCTTGATACCGACAACTCCGCACTTCTGAAGAACGGTCTTATCGGTCAGTTCGATGGAATGGACATCAAGGTTTCCAACAACTGCTATAAGAACGTAAGCAACGAGTATGGCTTTATGGTAAGAACAGACAGAGCCATCGCTTTTGCTCGTCCTATGATTCACACCGAGCCTTACAGACCTGAACTCGATTTCTCCGATGCAGTTAAGGGATTCATCCTTTATGGCACAAAGATAGTAAGGCCTAAAGAGATGATTATTATGAACTGCAAGGCTTAATAGAAAGGAGAACTAACTATGGCAGACATTTCAAGAGTTAAAACAATTAGACACGATGTAGCAGAGTATACCCCTGTTGCACTTGCCACTACAGGCAAGACCATTGATTTCGAGGGAGTAGATGAAAACTGTGTCATCCTCATCACTGGTTCTGCTAATGATACCGTTACTTTCGTAAAGGGCGACCATATTCAGGGCGTAGCAGACCTCGAAGTTTCCATTACTGCTAATAAGACTTATGCAATAGCAGTTCCTTCAATGGAGTTCAAGAATGTATCTGGAACTAATAAAGGACTTGTTGTTGTAAAGGGTGCGGCTACCACCACAGTAGCAGTCGTAGAAATCGACCAGTTATAATTGTAAAGGGATTATGGGGGCTTTATGCCCCCTTTTCTTTTTAGGAGAAACAAAATGACTTATGGAGAACTTAAAAGAAGAATAAAAAGTCTGGGGTTTGAAGAGAACTCCACTATGGGAGAGTACAACGAGATAGTCATAGACAGTGTAGACAGAGCGTTACAGTACATCTACGACAGCACCGTCAAGATACTGTTCCCATACTACGAAAGAGAATTAGGCTCAAGACCATCAAGACCTGAACACATCACTCTTGAGACGGAAGACAGCCACGAGATAGATTTACCTGAAGACCTTCTTGAGTTAGTACCGTTACTCGCATCTTACCACGTATGGCTGGATGATGATTTGACCAAGGCTACAATGTACTACAATAACTTCGTCCAAAAGAGAGACGAGATTATGGGTGCTAACCAGTCAACTGTTACGGCTACGATTATGCCTACTATCGGCAACTCAAAATATTTCGGAGTAGGGTGGTGATTCTATGGCACTTAAAGAAATGGCTGTACCCGAAAGCCCGAAGTTATACACCAAAAGATACCAGAACTTATTAGGCGTAGATTTCTCCTGTGACATAACAGAAGTAGACCAGAGGCGTACACCTACAGGAACTAATATGATTTCCGATGAGGGAGCGAACCCTGTCAAGAGACTCGGATGGAGAGCCATAGCCTCACTGCCAGATGGAGCAGGCAAAGTGCTTAAGATAACCTCTCGTGATAAGTACGAGGGCGATGGTGACGATATTGAGTGCTACATCTACATATTAGCAGAACACGGTCTGTACGAACTTGAGTGCCACTATAAGGCTTCAGATAATGTATTGACCAAGATATATAGAGGCGATGCAGACGATTCCGCTTCTACCTATAAAGGCGAGTTCTTCTATTTCGATAACAGACTTTTTGTAATGATAGCAAGAACAGACACCACAGCAGAGGATGAAGACAGTGCCTCGTCTTTTGTTATGGAAGAGATACTGAAAGGCTCTACCGTAAGCAGACAGACATATATCCCAGAAGCCACTATTTCCAAAAGCCCTGACGGAACTGGCGGTATGTCACTTGAACCAGTAAACATACTCAACCAGACAAGGATATTCTCGTTCCGTGGGGATGGCTCTTCTGCAAGGTTCTATATGTATCCATCTGAAGTCAGAAGCGACCCAAGATACCAGAAGATGAGGGCTAACAGCACCGAAGCAAGAGTCCTTAAAGTAGAGGTAAATACCGATGGCACTTGGACGGAAGTGGAAAGAGGTTCTGGCGCAGGCAAGTATACATTAAGTGGCACTTCTACCGAAACGGTATATAACGCCAACAAGAAGCCTATCAGTTTAGCCGTAGCAGACTGCGTAATCGTATTCGGCACAGCACCGCCAGCACCATCAGTAGTAGGTCAGGATAATGTCAGGATAACATTCACGCCTGTCAATATGAGTCACACCTACAGCGATACAGTAGCAGACGGACTGTACAGAGAAAACAAGTTAGACCTTTTGAGCGCAACAAACATAGCGATTTACGGTCACACCACTACAGACAGAGTTTTTGTAGTAGGTGGAGTCAACAAGAACAAGGTCTACTATTCAGCAGTCAAAGACCCTACATACTTCCCAGATGTCAACTATATCACCATTGGATATGACACTAACGAGGTGAAAGGTCTTGTAAGGGTAAGCGATTCATTAGCGGCTATCAAGTCAGACTCCATATATGACAATACTCTGTATATGATTCGTGGAAGTTTCCTCGATGAGAATATGGTATTCACGGTTCTTCCTACATCTGCGAAGTTAGGCTCACTCAATACGGAATCAATTAAGACTCTGGTAGATGAGCCACTGTTCCTTACAAGAAGCGGAATATACGGAATCGCAAGCACATACCTTACATCGGAAAAGACCATCAAGAGTAGGTCAAGATTCGTAGACAAGAAGATGCTTCAGGAACACGATTTGGAAGAATCCTGTGCAGTAGTCTGGAAGAAGTATTACATCCTTTGTGTGAACGACCACTGCTATGTTCTGGACGGAAGAAAGACCGCAGGCGACATAACAGGCAACACGGACTATCAGTACGAAGCATACTACTGGGAAGGTATCCCAGCAAAGATATTCGTTACCTATAAGGACTCACTATTCTTTGGAACGGCTGACGGAAGGATATGCAAGTTCAACACCGATGTACCTGACAGAACAGCATACTGTGATAACGGTATAGAGGTATGGACAGAGCAGGGTGCATTAAGCCTTACTGACAAGAACGAACTTGAAGAGGTAGTAGCAACACCTATCTGTTGCGAATGGTCAACATCACTTGACGATGATGGCGCACCGCAGAAGTTCAAGACCCTGAATAAGAAAGGCAACCTTGTGACTCTGTTACCGCAGACAAAAACATCAGCAGATGTGACATTAGTCAAGGACGGAGTGCAGTGGAAATCCCTCGACAGATTCTGGGCTAATATCTTTGATTGGTCAGAACTTAATTTTGCAGAGTTCCCATTCTCATCGAGCATAACCGCAAGAGACGACTTTATCAGAAAGAAAGTAAAGAAGTACAAGAGACTTCAGATAGTTATTCGTAACGAGGGTATGTTTGAGCCTTTCGGAATATTGGGAATCACCAAGACCTATTACTATGGAAACTTTGCGAAGTAGAAAGGATAAGAAATGGCAATAGCAGATTTAACAATTACAAATGAAGAACTTGAGGGAAAGAAGATTTCCGATATTGTTGGAGATACTCTGGTAGGAACGCCTGCGGAGAACAAGCAGAAGTTTGATGACTATTCAGATGTGCTTAAAGAGAAGTTCAACGAACTCATAGACGAACTGGTAAACCTCTCACCGCAGAGCAATGTGCTTGAAGGGGTTCAGGTAAACGGCATCGACCTCACGGTAAGCGGAAAGAAAGTCAACATCCCACTTACAACACAGTCAAATGACGGTGCTATGTCTATTGCAGACAAAACTAAACTTGATGGGCTTAATAAGACATCTTCCGTAACGAGTGGTGGGGCTGGAATCCCTACAAGCGGAGCAGTCTATTCAGCAATACAGAACGTAGCAGGCATAGCCTCTGACACAGCAGACTATGTTGTAAGTTATGAAGTAAATGTAGAAGCGGCAGATATGTCAATGGGGCTTTCACCATTATGGAGAGTAAGGAAGTGGAACTCTGGGGTTTGCGAAATGTGGAGCAGATTCACTACTGACTGGTCAGATACGGCATCAAACGCAAAAAAAGCATTAGGCAGTATGTATGTGTTGAATGTCGGTGAGGATGATGACTTGGCGACAACCCCTTCACTTAATGGCGTATATTATCCAAGCGACACATTAATAACAGCACCATTCATAGAAGATGTTCGTGTTATAGAAAACATAACTGGTTCTATAGGTGCGTATTTAACGCCTGTTGGATACCCTTCGAATAGCATACTAAAGACCAGAACTCACGATTATCACCTTATTTGTCCAAGAGCCATAAATTCAAAATTCAATGTCAAAATAAGCGCATACATAGTAGGTCGTTGGAAGTAAGAAAGGAAACCCACGATGATTAATAACAGATATGGAGAGCCTCGTTTCCCATATATCTGGGAAGAAATCAAACGGCTCATAGGCACTAAATCAACGGTACAAGTTACACCGAAGTCATCAAGTGGGACTAACATAGCAGACATCGTAATAGACGGAACTACCATTCCTTTGTATGCACCTGAAGGTGGGTCGGGCGGTACTACAAATTATAACGACCTCACTAACAGACCGAGCATTAAAGGAGTAACGCTTACAGGCAATAAGTCTTTTACGGATTTGGGGTTATATGAAGACCCTGACTTGGTAACCATAACCGATACCGAAATAAACAATTTAGTAACATTCACACCTAATATTTAAGGAGCAAACAATGGCAAAGAAATATTTAGACTATAGTGGTCTGTCATACTTCTGGGCGCAGATTAAAAGTCTTTGGGTTCAGGATGTTAATTATGATTCCAACACGCACCAGATAACCAAGACTAAAGCAGGAACAACTGGCAACGTAGTTGGAATACCCTATAAGACATCCGACCTTACAAATGATAGCGGATACATCACATCAGCAGATGTACCAGAGGGTTCTTCCGCTTCCACCATTACGCCTATTATGGACGGTACGGCAAGCAAAGGTACAGACAACGGTTTCGCACGAGGCGACCACGTTCACCCTACAGATACATCAAGAGCCGCTTCTTCTCACACTCACGGCAACATAACCAATGCAGGTGCGCTACAGACTACGGATATAACTATAGCAAACGGAGATAAATTAGTCGTAACAGATGCAAGCAATTCTAATAAAGTCGCAAGGACATCTATAAGTTTTGATGGCTCAACAACCACAAAGGTTTTATCGCAGAAAGGAACTTGGGTGGATGTTGGCGATGCTAACGTCCTTGAAGGCGTACAGATGAATGGCACAGACCTGACTATTACAAGCAAGAAGGTCAACGTCCCTGTATTTACTGGAGCGACACGACTAACCGATGGCACTATTGGTTTAGTTCCAATACCCGACACTATTCAGTCTGGTAAGACACCGCAGATTTTAGCATCGGATGGCGCTTGGCGTAATTTAAAATTTTATTCAAACAACCAGAATAGGTCTCTTTCTCTTGGCGTCGAGGGTGATGATTCGGTTTATATGACCATTACGAGTTTTCCATTGGCAAACCACACAAGTGACGGTTATATGTCGTCAACCGATAAGTCCAAACTCGATTCCATCACGATGACCAATGGTGTTATTGACTCATCCGTGCTTCCGTCATTCGTAGACGATGTAATAGAGGCTTATGCTCGTTCAAATCAGACTGAATTAGGCTCAACTTGGTTAGCAACAGGAAGTGCAAGCGGCACAGTAATCACTCCAGAAACAGGCAAGATATATGTACTGATGAATAACTCAACCAGTTACGATGCCAACTCACAGTTCAGATGGGGCAGTACGGCTTACGTTAAGTTATCAGACGGTGGAGTTTCATCCATCACAAATTCAGAAATAGATACAATACTCGCATCATAAAGGAGAAAGAAAATGGCGAAGAAGTATTTGGACTATCCAGGGCTGTCCTATTTATGGAGCAAACTGAAAGAGATATTCCAAGTGAAGTTAGTAAGTGGCACGAACATCAAGACCATAAACAATAACAGCCTGCTTGGAAGTGGAAACATCAACATAAGCGGTGGCGGTAGCAGTGTGACAGTAGACGATGCCTTATCAACCACATCGGAGAACCCAGTACAGAACAAGGTCATCACAAACAATTTTGACAATTATGTTCCTAAAAGCGGAAACGCTTGGGTTACAGAAAGCGGAACATCAGATGGTTGGACATATAGGAAATACTCCGATGGGACATTCGATGCGTGGGGAACATTCACAAAAACACCTACATCAAGCACGGCTTCTGGAAACATCTATTACAGTAATGCTATTTCGCAGGCTATGCCTTTTACAGCCGTGGCAGATTCCACAATAGTAACAGGCTCGGTTGGAGCGCAATACGCTTGGTTGGTAAATACTTCTGCGGCTACAGCAAATGTATCTTTCAGAGTTGCCAGAGGAACTGCCATATCTACTTCGACTGGTTTGGCAATAAGACTCCACATCCACGGCGAATATTAAGAAAGGATTTCAAATGTACAGCATAACTGGAACAACAATTAAAATGACACG